TCCCAGCAAACTTTGTTCTCCTAGCTCAACGGAAGAGCATTTACAACCTGAAATCAGACCCTATGCTTATTCAGGCTGGTTCAGGAACTTTTGGTTATCCAGCACATCTGACAACAGAAATCTGGATTAACACCCAATCTTATTATCCAAGTTTACCTTATGGATATAAATACATGATTAAGGATTAAAAATGACTTGTAAACCATGTGAAGAGAAAAAAGTGATTGTGCAGACTAATAAAACACAATCTCCTAAACAAATTGAACCAGTAATAACAGTTCAACCAGAAACACATAAACCAACAGTACAATCTGATACACATTGTCCTACTGAAAAGATTACCCATATCGCTAAGGTAGGAGATAAGATTGTAGTAACAATGGATAATTGTGTTTTTCATAAAACTAAATTATCTAAACTAGATATTCCCAGCTTTAGTACTATTAACAAAGTAGTTACTAAAATTGAACCAGCAGATAAAGGGATTACTCTTACTCTTCATAATCAAATTACTGGAGAAGAGAAGATTGAACTGGTAGAGTTTAAAGAAGCAACCACTACAACAGCAGGTATTGTACGATTAGCTACTGAAGCTGAAGCATTAGCTGGAGAACATGAAACTTCAGTTCTTACACCTAAAACTTCTTTGTTACTGGTTCGGCAGGAATTAAAAATTCCTGATAATTTACCCTCTGCAACAAAAGAAGCCAAAGGTATTGTTCAGTTAGCTACTGTAGAGAATTTAAATCAATTAGATGAAGCATCAGTTACTACACCAGCAGATGTCCAATCTATGATTAATAAATACCTCAAGAAACAATCTGAGACAGCAATACATTTAGTTGGTAATGATGATACTCAATTAGGTTTTTTAATTAAGGAATTTATATGACTATTTTGAAAATTATTACAGTAGATGATTTGAACCAGAGTTCATTTAATAATGATGGTTCATTTCAAAAAGGTGGTGTTACAGTAGCAATTAGTCCAGTAGAGGGCAATTTACTTAAACAATACCCAAATGGTCTTTATGTTGGAACTGAAGCTAAAGAAAATACTTCCAATTTGTTTGTAGATAACCAAAATGGTTCAGATACCAATATCGGTACTCGTGCTAATCCATTACGAACTATTAAAGAATGTTTTATTCGTAATGAACCAAACACATCATTTACTATTAATCTAATGGAAGGTCAAACACATGAATGGCGTTCTAGTTGGTTGAACTATATTAAGAACAAAAATTTTACTGTTAAAACTTATGGGGAAAGTATTGATGCTGCATTAATTCAATCTCAGGGTAATTGGAATTATTGGCGTAGTAAAGAAATTCTACGAGCTACTGTACAATTTATTTGTGATAGTATCGTTAATCTCAAATATGCCAAACCCCAATCTTATTTATCTGGTTCAGGAAATTTAACCAATATGTTTATGGGAGTTATTATTGACAGTTCACATCAAGAACCAAGTGATAGTGTAATTGAAGACAGTATTGCGGGATACATTGGGAATGAAATCTTAGGACAGAATTTCCGATTTATTGGTTGTGAGTTTAAACTTCATAATCGTATTGCATTATTCCGATTAGGAGATGTTTCAACAATTCGTATTGATGCTTGTCAATTTAATCCTCCCAGTAATGGTAAATTAATTCAATTCCATACTGGAGCTAATTTAAATCTTGTGCTTACTAATAATAACCAAACAGATGGCTCTGAATACTCTGGTTCAACATTACATAAACGTGGTACTCCTACACGTCAAGCATGGCAAGATTTATTAGGGGAACAGGGTCAATCTTATAAATATACTATTTATGGAGAATAATCATGATTAAATATGGTACTGGATTACCAATAGATGTATCAAGTAAATACAAATGGTATGTTGATTTAGAAACAAATACTATGTATTTCCGAAATGGAAATCTTTGGGAAGTATATTCAACAGAAGGGATTGAAGAATGAATTATCATAACTGCCAAGTATGTTGTTGTCATCCTTGTTGCTGTGTTCCAAAAGAACCAGAACAAAAGAAACCTTTAGCATCACTTACTCCCATTATTACTAAAAAACCTGAACCAAAGGTACCAGTAACACAAGTAACTGTTTGTGGTTCTGGTTCAAAACAAAATCCAATTGAAGTTACTCATTGTCCTACTAACAAAATTGCTACCATTTCCAAAATGGGGAATAAAGTAGTAGTTACAATGGATGATTGTTTGTATTATGAAGCTGAATTAGATACTCTTGATTTGAGTACACTCCAAACCAATTCAGGAAAAGTAGTAGTTAAAGTTGATGCTAATGCTGATAACAGTCTTACAGTACATTATCGTGATTTAAAATCTGGTGCTGATACAAAAGAAGTAATTACTCTTCCCCCAGAAATTCATATTACTTCTGGTTCAATAGGTAAAGATAAGAACTCTATTGTATTAGAAATGAATGATGGTTCAGTAGTTACTATTGATATGACTTTATTAAAAGAGGGTATCATCTCTAATATTACTAATACCATTAAACAATTAGTAGATAATGGTCTTACTGATATTAAAACTTTAATTAATAACTTAACTCAAAAAGTTGAGCAGTATAAAATTAAAGAAACTACTTTAGACCCAACATCTCATGTATTCACAATTAAACTCAATGATGATGAAACATTTGAAACTGACTTTTCAAGTTTAATTAGTGCAGATAATTATGTTCATTCTGGTACTGTATTAGCAAATAAAACTTTACGATTAGTCTTTAAAGATGGTACTCATATTGATATTGATTTGAGTGCAATCGGTGTAGCATCAAGTACAGTACTTCCTACTGGAGGTCGGATTGAGAATACAAACTTAATTCTTACTTTATCTAATGGTTCTGAAATTAGTATTGATATTACACAACTTCTTCAAAATACTGTGAATAAAGTTACTAATAATATCCAAACTAAAGTAATTACTGATGCTACAAATACAGTAACAAATACTGTTTTATCCAAGCTACAGTTTCGGATAAATAAACAAAATGAAGACTATGAATTAACTCAAGAGGATTTTGATGGTCTTACTTTAGTTTATGCTGAAAAAGCTGGTAATCAGACAATTACTGTACCAAAACCTGATAATGAAAGTTTAATTGGTCGTGTGGTAGTCATCCGTAAAGCAGCAGGGGATTTAGGTACTCTCCTTACTGTTACTGGTTCAAACGGTGTTACAATCACTCCGTCCGATATATCCCCACTACGGCGTGTAGGAAGTGAAATTAGCCTAGTTTATGTTGGAGATGGGGTATGGGCAGCAACAGGAGAATTACCGTGATTTTGCCTCATGCCAGAGTGCTTGTAAGCATACAAGAACAAAAGAAACCTACTTTGTGGGTTTCTCAAATCCGACCCAAAAACCTTAAAGAAAGGGGCTATTCTCTTGGTTCAGAAGTGAAGTCTGGTTTAGTAAAGACTATTATTAAGGAAACATTATGTCTTGATAAAAGTTATGCAATTAATGCAAGTCTTCTTTCTGGTAAGATTAAATCTATTATTTATTTAACTTCAGTGCATGATAAAAGTTATGCAATATCTGCAAGTCTCTTATCTGGTAAAGTTAAATCTATTTTAAATGAAACCAATCAAACAGAAAAATCTTATGCTATTAGCTCAAGTTTACTTTCTGGTAAATTGTTTGGAGACTTATTAAGAGGATTTAACAATAGTATTAAAGATAAAGACCAATTTGCTGTTACTGCTTTTATTGTATCTGGTAAGATTAAAACTGTTTTGTAAAGGAAACAAAATGAATATTGATGTAGGTTATAAAGGACGATTTAATGTTGTAGTCCGTAATGCTGATGGTTCAGTAAAACAAGATTATGGTTGGCAAGATAATCTCATTACCGATGAGGGGATGAATTTATTAAGTTATGTTACACAAACAACAAATAAAGGAACTCAACGAGAACCCCACGGTAGTAGTATTTTTGGACAATTAGCTGTAGGTTCAGGAACAATTGAACCAAGTGTAACAGACAAAGCTCTTACTCAATTAGAGGCTTTTAGTATTCGTGCAGATAATCAGAATATTGTTCAAGAAATATTTTCAGATACTCGTCCTAATATTCTTAAAGAAACATATACTGCAAAATATATTTTCAACAATATTAATAATAAAAATATTACTGAATTAGGTCTTGTTTGGGTTAATAATAGCACCATAGCTCAAGCAGATTACTGTCTTTACACCCATGCCTTAATTCGTGATAAACAAAATGCTATTTCTTCTATTACAGTACTTCAAGGAGAAATTCTTGAAGTAAATTATGCTATGGATTGTTATTATGATTACTCTCCTAAGAAAACAGAAATACATATTCCTGTTGAAGAGAATGGGGGAGTTACTGATAAAGTTTATGATGTAGTAGTACAGCCTATAGCTTTCAATGAAAGTTATACAGGAAGAGGCGTTACTTTATCAAATTATAATAATCAATTTGAATTTTATGGTGTAAATACTTCTGTTGATGGAGATTTAAATACTCCTTATGATTTTACCCGTATTCCAGTATTTTCTAAAAACAGTATAAATACACAAGATGCTTATAACAGAGAGTTTAATAAACTTGTTGCACAAAATCCAGCATATATGGGTAGCTATTCTGTTAGTGGAGCATGGGATTATTCTATAGCTTATGCCCCACGAGTATATAATTACAAACAAGGCATAAATACTTGTAATATTACATTTAGTCCTTATGGGGCTAATTTTAAAGATGGTATTCGTTGTATTAGATTTCCAATTTCAACATACACCAATAGTACGGTAAAATTTGTATTACAATGTTTCTTTGCTGAGAAAGGTTCTAGTCGTGGTATTATGAAGACAAATAAACAAACAATTTCATTTACCATTCAATGTAATATCTCTCGTTATGAGGGTACTCCTTAAGGATTATTGAGTATGATATTCCATCCAAAAGATACTGAGTTTTATAAAACTCAATTAAATTCTTTTGAGTATCCTCGTAATAAACACTACCCAATGAATGAAGCATGGGCATTGGGTAGTGCCGAATTACAGAATGCTCAAATAGAAACAAATACTCATTCATGGCATGGGTATATTAAAAATGGTTGGTTCACTCTTAAACGTGAAGATTTAGATGAAGAACATCAAATTTTAGAATTAGATGGAGTTACCCAACTTGATTTCACATTTGACCAAGCAATGAGACCTGTAGTTGTATGGGTTAAAAATGATAAATCATTTATTTATCGTTATGTTGATAACTCATATTCAACTACAGAACTACCAGATAAGTTTAAATCTCCAAGAGTTGAACTTGATGATAAATTAAAAGAAAACGCCGGTACATCTGATATTATTCTTGTTTATACTTATGAGGGTAAATTATGTTATGCAAGACAACGAGATAAATTTTTACAAGAGTTTGTTATTGGCAATGACCCAACAAAATCTTTAGTATGGCGTGTGGGTACAACTAAAGATGGGCGATTTGGTATTCAATGGAGATAGTTATGAATTTACTTACAGCCTTTCAAATAAGTTACCATAAATTCCTAGTGAATCATCATACTAAGATTAAATGGGTTAGTGTTGTTTTGTTATTATTATCAGGAGTAATGTTTTTAGCTGGTGGATTAAAGACACTAGCTCTACCAGAATTTGCTAAATACAGTAAATGGGATATTTGGATTTGGTCAATAATTTTATATTCACTTGCCTTGTCTCAAATAATTACAATGATTAGATGTGATTGTCCTAATCAGTACAAATGGTCTAATTCTATTTTAATTATTTCAGGGTTTGTTTTAATAATTGTTGGTTGTTTGTTTGGACTTAAATATCCACCACATAGATGGCAAATGACTGTATTTCCTTTAATAGGTTTTACACTTAGTGTGCTGGGGAAACGATTAAATAAAATAGCCCGAAGCAAAGGCACACATTATGGAAAAACTAATTGAATATATTTTTACCCATTTAGACAAAAACCACTCCATTGCCTTGGTTTTAGCTTTTGTATTTAGTTTCTTAGAAGCTAAAGCTTTAGGTTGGAAAAACTGCTTTATAGTAGCTATTTTAGCTGTAGGAATTGCAGGAGCAGCAGAAGATTATCTTCCTGCTCATACAATATTTGTTTCAATCATTATTGGAATTGTAGCTGGAATTTGTACTGATGATTTGTACACTAAATTCGTTTCCAAATTCCCTACTTTTTTAGATGAAGTATATTCCGCTTTTACAGATGGTATCAAAGCAATTATTAACCGTTGGACAGGAAATAAGAAAGATGAATAAAGAAAACTTTTTTAGCTCAGTTAGAACTGATTTATTTGGTTCACTCACTCAATCTCAAGTAGATGGTATTAATACCATTTTAGATTGTATTAAAGAATTACCTACAAATATGCAGGCTTATATTCTTGCTACTGCTTATCATGAGACTGCAAAAACAATGCAGCCTATTTCAGAATATGGTAAGGGTAAGAATTATCCTTATGGTCGTTGGGAAACTAATTCTAAAGGTCAAAAATATTGTTATAAGTCTGGTTCAAAAGCTGGGGTTTATACAGAACAAGAATACCCCAATCTTTATTACGGTCGTGGTTATGTTCAATTAACTTGGTTCAGTAATTACGAACTGGCAACTAAAAAACTTCAGGATGCAGGTATTCTTACAAAAGAACAGTCTTTATTAGTTAATCCTGAATTAGCTAATGACTCTAAAGTTGCTGCCTATATTATGAAACATGGTATGTTAGGCGGCTGGTTCACAGGACGAGCATTGCATCACTATTTCTCTGATACTCTTTCTGATTATGTAAATGCAAGACGTATCATCAATGGTACAGACCAAAAAGACTTAATAGCGGGTTATGCTAAAAAATTTGAGAAAGCTCTCCAATCATGATGAAACCACAAATTCTTTTTTATACTGGTTCGGGAATTTTAGTCATTGGTTTGAGTATGTATTTTTTAGGCTCATACAGCGGCTATAAGCGTGGTAAAGCTGAGATGGAACAGATGTACCAGACCCAAGCTAAAATGCTCTCTGAGACGCTCTCAGATACCCTACAGAAGGGTTTTGAGAAATACCAAACCAAACTAGACCAATCACAGGAAATTCAGAATGAAAAACTCAAACAAACTTTACAAGAATACAGGGATTTGGGTCAGTGCCATACTCTTGATGGTATCGGGTTGCTCAACCAACAAATCCTCAAACGTGGAAATCAAAATACCAGAACTACCCCCTAATTTTGTTTCTTCATGTAAGGATTTGAACCAGTTACACAACACAGATGCTTTAAGTAACTATGAATGGGCTATTGATACTGTGAATAAGTACAACGATTGTGCTATTCGTAAAGATGCTGTTACAGAAGCATACCAATCATTAGTGAACCAGATTAATCACAAATAATTTTTTAATCAATCCTACCTGATTAAACTCAGGTAGGTTTTCTCATGGAGTTAATGATGCAGTATTCTACTTTCTCTCGTAATCCTAATAATGCTTTACTTGAACCAATGTTCTTAGGTCAATCAGTTAATGTAGCTAGATATGACCAACAGAAATACAAAGTATTTGAAGATTTAATTGAGAAACAAATCTCATTCTTCTGGAGACCAGAAGAAGTTGATGTAAGTAAAGATAGACGTGATTTTATGTCATTACCTGAACATGAAAAACATATCTTCTTATCTAATCTTAAATATCAAACATTATTGGATAGTATTCAAGGAAGAAGTCCTAATGTTGCGTTACTTCCTTTAGTATCAATTCCTGAATTGGAAACATGGATTGAATCATGGAGTTTTTTTGAGACTATTCATTCACGCTCTTATACTCATATTATTCGTAATGTTGTAAATGACCCTAGTGAAGTATTTGATGATATTGTAGTAAATAAACACATTATTGCTCGTGCTGAAAAGATTGCTGTTTATTATGATGATTTAATTGAGTATTCACAATACTATCAATTATTCGGAGAGGGTAAACATACTGTTAATGGAAAAGAAATTGAAATTTCATTAAGAGAATTAAAAAAGAAACTTTATATGTGCTTAATGTGTGTAAATATCTTAGAAGCCATTAGGTTTTATGTTTCTTTTGCTTGTAGTTTTGCTTTTGCTGAACGAAAACTTATGGAGGGTAATGCTAAAATTATCCGTCTTATTGCTCGTGATGAAGCATTACATTTAGTTAGTACTCAGAATATTTTAAATATCTTTGCTTCAGGACAAGAGGGGGATGAGTGGAAAGAGATTGCAGAAGAATGTAATTTAGATGCTTTCAATTTATTTTATGAAGCGGCAGAACAAGAAAAAGAATGGGCAGATTATTTATTCAAAGATGGTTCAATGATTGGATTGAATAAAGATATTCTTTGTCAGTATGTAGAGTTCATTACGAACCAGAGACTAAAAGCAGTAGGATTGCCTACTATGTTTGAAATACACCAAAATCCTATTCCGTGGATTAATGCTCATCTGAGTTCTGATACTGTACAGGTAGCTCCACAAGAAACTGAAATGAGTAGTTATTTAACTGGACAAATTGATGCTACAATTTCTCCTGATGAATTTGATGACATGGAAATCTAATTATGGATAACACCCCACAAATAATGAATATGGAGCAAGTAGCAGCTCAACTAAAATTCAGCCCTAATTTAGCAGGTTCAAAGAAATTAACAGATTGGAAAAATGAACCAGCAGTAACAGATTTGATGTACGACATTCAAAAAGCTATTCCTCATCATCAAACACACATTAGACGTATTGGGGATTGGTTAAACTTACTTTATGCTGATACTGATAAAACCAAAATTAAAAAAGGTAGAAGTGGTATTACGCCTAAAGTAATTAGACGTTTAGCTGAGTGGAGATACGGTTCTTTATCTACTCCATTATTGAATGAGAAAAAACTCTTTCAAGTAACAGCTACAAGTCCAAAACATCTTAATGCTGCTATTCAAAATGAATTAGTATTAAACTTTCAATTTAATGCTCTCATAGACAAAGTTAAGTTTGTTAATGACTTGGTTCGGAGTGCAGTAAACGAAGGTACTGCTATTGTACGAATTGGTTGGGAAACTCAAACTCAAATTAAAGAACGTGAAGAGCCAGTTTATACTTATATTCAAGCAGACCCAAGTCAAGCTATGGAACTTACTTCCTTGGTTCAGCAAATTGCACAAGAAACTGAACAATTAGGATTAGAAAGTTCTGAGGATAGCGAAATATTTAAATCATTACCCCCAGAACTCCAAGAAAGTATTAAAGCAAGTTCTGAATACGGTATGCCTGTAATTGCACAAGATACGGGTAAAACTCAAGTTATTAAAGAAGAAGTACAAACTAAAAATAGACCTGCTGTAAAAGTAATTCCAAACCATAGCTTAATTATTGACCCAAGTTGTGAGGGAGATTTTGACCAAGCTAGATTTGTTGTATATGCTTTTAAGACTTCCTACTCAGAATTAAAAGCTGCTGGTATCTACAAGAATTTGGATAAACTTTTTGTTACTGGTTCAGAAATTTCAACTAATACTGATTTCATTGGAATGTCTGATGAGGAATTTACTAAGTACCAAGACGGTACTCAAAGTTCATTTCAATTCCAAGATAAAGCTCGTAAACGTCTTCAGGCTTATGAATACTGGGGATATTATGATATTGATGGTTCAGGAATAGTACAGGCTATTGTGGCTACTATTGTTGATAATACTATTATCCGATTGGAACGTAGTCCATTTCCTGATAATCAACTTCCATTTGTGGTAATTCCATATCTTCCTATTAAAGGTTCTGTATATGGAGAACCAGATGGAGAATTAATTAAAGATAATCAACAAATTATTCAAGCACTAACTCGTTCTTTAATTGATATTCAAGCTCGTAGTGCTAATGCACAGATAGCTACTCCAAAAGGTTTCTTAGATACTATTAATAAGAAACGTTTTAGTGATGGAGAGGATTATGAATATAATCCTACTGGAACACATCCAGCAGATGCGGTATTCATGCACACAGCTAATGAAGTTCCTCAAAGTATCCTAGCTTTACTTCAACAACAATATGCTGATGCTGAAGCTAGTACAGGAGTTAAGTCATTCCAAGGTGGTATTGATGGTAATGCTTATGGTCAAGTAGTACAAGGAATGTCTCAAGCCATTACTGCCATGACACAACGTGAGGGAGATATTTTATTTAGAATATCTAAAGGACTAGAAAAGATTGGTAATAAGATTATTGCCATGAATAGTATTTGGCTTAATGAAGAAGAAGTTATTGCTGTTACTCAAAATCAATTTGTACCAGTTAAGCGTAATGAATTACAAGGAGATTTCTTTCTTAATGTAAGTATTAAATCTAATTCAGAAGCTGAGGGTAAAGCTCAACAATTAACTTTTGTAGCTCAGACTTTAGGAGCAGAAGCTGATTGGGGTTTACGCAAGATTTTCATTACTGAGATTTGTAGATTATATAATCTTGATAGTATGCTTACTGCTCTTCAAGAGTACGAACCTCAACCTAATGAAGCTCAACAAAAACTTCAAGAACTTCAAATGGCAGAGATGCAAGCTAAAATTGATAAACTTACTGCTGAAGCTGAATACTTCCGTAGTCGTGGTAATTTCGTTGAAGCTCAGGTTGATGATGTTCAAGCAACAACAGACCAAAAATCTTTGGATTTCTTGCAACAACAGGATGGTACTAAACATCGCCAACAAAAAGAAATTGTTGAAGCTCAGGCTGAAGCTCAAAATCGTGGTAAGATTGCTACTGAATTACTCAAAGGCGAGCATACAGCGCGTAAGAGCGCGATGGATAATGAGACTAAGGCTAGGGTAGCAGGTATGAAACAAAATCATTCTGGAGCGAAAATAGACCCATCTACGGGCAGGACATTTATGAATATTCCTTCTCCAAAACGAAGCATTGTTCCATACAAATTACCTGAAACTGGAGAAACAGCATTTTTAGGATAAAATATGAACCCATATACTGAACAACAATTGAACCATGAGAAATTAGCAGCTCAAGAGAAAATGGCTCTTGGAGATATATTAAATAGACTTGAGAGTAATGCTGATTTCCAAAAGCTGATAAACTATTTTGAAAACCGAACCATGAAAATAAGTTTGGAATGGGCAAGTACTGGTTCTCAGGATAAATTATTTGCTATGCAAGGATTGTTGAACTTTAAGAACGAATTAGAGAAAATTCGTTCTGAAGCAAAACAAGCAGTAATGGATTTAAATGCTATCCATGATTTTGAAACCCTAGACAAGGACTAATATTATGCAAGAAAATACTCAGGACTTAATTGACCCTAATGGTCAATTAGATACCCAAGAAAATTTTAATCAAGAACCCACTCAGGATACTATTCCTGATGGTTCACAAGAAACTACTCAAGAACAACCCGATTATCTTTCAATGTCAGATGAAGAGTTTGAAAAACTGGAACAACAAGGTTTTACTCCTGAACCAGACCAAACTACTCCAGAACCAGAAACAGATAATCAACAAGCTGAAACAGAACAACCTGAGGATACTAATTCTACTGGTTCAGAACCAGAGACAATGAGTGCAGAGGATTTTGTTAAGCAAATTACTTCTCCGTTTACAGCAAATGGTCGTCAAATTCAGGTACACAAACCTGAAGATGTAATCCGATTAATGCAAATGGGAGCAAACTATAATAAGAAGATGGAAGTAATCAAACCTAATTTAGGTATGATTAAATCTCTTCAGGCTGCTGGTATTAATACTCCTGAAAAACTCCAATTGTTATTGGATATTAATAATGGGGATAAAACTGCAATTGCTAAATTACTTCAAGATAAGCAAATTGATGGGTATGATTTACCTGATTTAGAGGAAACACCTTATGTTCCTCAAGCAAAAATCCATACACCAGAACAAGCTGAATTTGAGGATGTATTGGCAGATGTACGGCAATTACCTGAGGGACAATCATTACTTCAATCTCTTGGTTCAAAAACGTGGGATGATAAATCTTTAGAGTTTATTCAAACAACTCCACAAGCTCTCTATGCTTTGTATCAAGATAAAGCTACTGGATTATATGACCAAGTAATTGGTACGATTGAAGCTGATATGATGGCAGGACGTATTCCTGATGAGTGGCGACAAAAACCATTTGTAGAGTTATATGAGTTCGTTGCAACTCAATTAACTAACCAACAACAAGCTCAATCTATCGGTTCAACTCAAGCTGTAACACAACAAGTTCAACAACCACAACCTCAGATTGTTGGACACAACGTACAACCTAATGCAGTAATTCATTCTAAACAGAATACTGCTCCTAAATCTGCTGGCATTACTAATGCTGGTTCAACTCAACCTAACTACGCTGATGTACCTGATTTCATGTCAATGACTGATGAACAGTTTGAAGCATGGGAAAAAGCTAATGCAGGTCTTCGGTTTAACTAAGAAAGTGAAATAACATGGCTGAATTAAATCCCATCCCAACTCCTGCCTATAATGGCACTTCCACTCATAACATGGATACCTTTAATCCTCGTGGTCATTTGCACAATGACCCTACTGGTATTAATGGTACTCCTGTACCCAGTACTATTGGTCAACAAAGCGTTAATGCTTATTACCTGAAGAAAACTCTTAAAGATGCTGCTAAGAAACGTAAATTTGGTGCATTGGCTGATGTAACTACAATGCCTAAACACATGGGCAAACGTATTCGTGCATACGTTGAAATTCCTTTGCTTGATGACCGTAACTTGAATGACCAAGGTATTGACGCTTTGGGAGCACAAATCCGTAATGGTAATTTGTATGGTTCAAGCAAAGATATTGGTAAAATTCTTGGTCGTATTCCAGTAGTATCTGAGATTGGTGGTCGTGTAAATCGTGTTGGTTTCCAACGCCGTGAGATTGAGGGTACTTTCAATAAATTTGGTTTCTTTTACGAATGGTCTAATGAATTTGAAGCATTTGACAGCGACCCCAATGTACTGGCTTCTATGTATTCTCGTGCTATTGAGGGTGCAGAACAAATTTATGAAACCATGCTCCAAATTGATTTGTTGAATGGTGCTGGTACTCTGGTTTACGCGGGTACTGCTGTATCTGATGCTACAATGGACAAAGATTGTGTGGTAACAGTAAATACACTCTCTCGTTTGTCTCAGGCTTTGACAGCTAACCGTACACCAAAAAATACTAAAATCATTACTGGTTCAACAATGCAAGATACTCGTACTGCAACAACACATCGTATTTTGTTTGTTGGTTCAGAATTGAAACCTGTTCTGGAACGTTTGTTGGATAACTTTGGTAATCCTGCTTTCATTCCTGCCCATAAATACGGTGCAGCTACTAAACTCATGGAAGATGAAATTGGTATCATTGGAGACTTCCGTGTGATTGAAGTAGAAGAAATGACACGTTGGGCTGGTGCAGGTGCTGCTGAAGACCCAAATGCTAATATGTATGCCACTAATGGCAAATACGACATTTTCCCAATGTTGTGTATTGGTTCAGAAAGCTTTACTACTATCGGTTTCCAAACTGGCGGTAAAGGTTCTAAGTTTGTAATTCAAACTAAAAAACCTGAAGCTCATCGTGATGACCCTTATGGCGAGATTGGTTTTACTTCTATCAAATGGTACTATGGCATTATGTTCTTACGTCCAGAACGTATCGGTTTGATTAAAACTGTAGCTCCCTATTAATTGATTATGTAGTTTAGACTGGAGTAGAAATACTCCAGTCATTTTGACAAGGAAATAAATTATGAATACTAACGATGTAAAAGAATTAGACGATTTGAACCAAGATAATGATGATGATGTTCAAGTTGAAACCCCTGAAGAGAATAATCGCCGTGCTTTAGTAGAACGTGCAGAGATTTTAGGTCTTAAATTTCCTAAAAATATTACTACTCCTAAATTAGCTGAATTGGTAGCAGAAGCTCTTTCCAATCCTGAACCAGAACAAAAAGAATTGAATGTAGCAGCTCAACAATATCAAGATATGTTGGCTCTGGTTCGTGTTCGGATTACTGTACTTAATCCAGCTAAACAAAGTTGGGATGGAGAAATTTTCTCTGTAGGTAATGACCGTATTCCTGTACAGAAACGATATATTCCATTTAATGCTGTTGATGGTGTTTGGCATATTGAACGTATTTTTGTGGAGATGCTTAAATCTCGTAAGTATCAATTTATGACTGAACACGCTACTGGTTCAAATCCCAAAGCCTATGGCGTAGATACTTCTAAGATTAAATTACTTCCTGAGTTCTCTATTGAGGAACTTCCTCCCCTAACTAAAGAAGAATTGGAAGAATTGGGTAAACAACAAGCTATGCAAGGTTCAATTCAAAACAGTTAAACATTACCCAAATAATCCAAGTAGGTTACAATCCTGCTTGGATTTTTTATTGGAGAGAGTTATGGGTGGTATTGATTACAGCCGAGTAAAAGAATTAGGTTATGATTATGTTGGAAGACCTATACAAGATACTGCTGCTAGTATTGCTGTAGGAGGAGCAAATGCAGCAGATGCTGTTTTAGTAGGCTTACCTGATTATATTGGACAAGTAGCGGGAATTAACCCTACAGGGGAGGGTTGGAGAACAACTCTTCGTAATGATGATGGAATGATTGGTTTAGATTTAAAACGTGGCAGTGAATTACTGCGAGATAAAGCATATTCTAATAAAACTAAATAAACCAGACAAAACTTATCTAATGGTACTGGTTCAACTATTAATTACATTTTAGCTGACCCAATAGGAGCTGCTACTTATATTGGAGAAGAAGTACCCAGTATTTATTTAGGAGGAGCTGTTGGTAAATTAGGTAAGATTAAATCAGGAGTAAACTTAGCTAAAACTCGTCAAGTTCCACGAATATTAGGAGAGATGCTCGTATCTGCTGGGCAAAGTAAATCTCAAAATGCAGGTAATGGTGTAGCATTAAGTCAAGGTATTGATGCTACTAATGAAGCTAATGCAACAGGATTAGCTATGTTACTTGCAAACAGATTTCTTCCAAGTAAAGTATCTCAAAGAACTGTACCAGTATTATTAAATGGTGCTGGTGTAGCAGGACAAAACTTTATTAATTATATTACGCCAAAATAAGGAATTACTATGTCTATAATGATTAATCGTAAAGTAGCTCGTGCTTATGATATTTCATCTTATGGTACTGAACATCCAGATTATGTTGCCATAATGGTTGATAAAACAGAACAACCTACATATAAAGATTTATTCAAACATTCAGATAAATTAGACCCAGATTTTAATGATGCTCTTGGTTCAAAACCATGTACTACATTAAATATGTGTGTACCTGCTATTCATGTACCTGATGTTACTAAAGCACTTGCAAATGATTTAATTGACAAGAATACAGGTAAACCCTCTGATTTAGATTATAAAGTAGCAGAGGAAGTTCGTAATCTTGCTGATACCATCCTTACTGAACCAGATACTATTCTGCTCCGAAAGCATGACTTAAAACAAGGAGACATTGTATTTCCACCCGATGAAGCTCTTGCTCAATTAGGTTATACATTACATAAATCTCCAAATATTAAAGCATCTCAGGAATTAGTAACTAATGCTAATACAGCTTGCAGACCTGATACTAAATTTGAAATTCCTAAAGCATCTGGTATTGATTGGCAAGATAAAAATTATAAAGACCTGTTAGATAAACTTAAAGACTTAATGGGTAAAGACATTGAACCAGAGAAATTACAATTATCTGTGTCCAATGAAGATTTAACAGAACGTATTATTAATGGACATGGTACTTTTGATTGGATTGCTTCCAGTATCTTTAATCAATTGGTTCATGCTAAAAATCAGGGATTACTTACTGATGGAGATATAGCAGAAGTTTATTCTCAAACTCTTGCTCAAGGTATGCAAGTAGCTGCTCAATTTGTATTAGAACGAGATAAAACATGGATTGCTAACCTTACTGCTCTGGCTCAAGCTAAACAAGCTAATGTACAAGCTCTTTTAGCTGAAGCAGAAATCCTAATGTTACCTTCTAAAATGGAATTAGCTTATGCTCAAGTAGAAGTTCAACGTAAGCAAATAGAATTACTTCAATATCAAATTGAAGTACAGAAAGCTCAAATACCAAAAGAAGCAGCCCAAATTGACCAAATTCATGCTCAAACAGATTTGATTTGTGTTCAACGTAAACAAGCTCTTGAAGCTCTGGCTCAATCTGATTTAGACCGTAAATTAAAAGAACTCCAGATTAACTCTGGTTCAGTTGATTTACAAATTAAAGAACATCAAGCGAACCAAGCTCAAATTAATACTCAAACTGCTCTGGTTCAATTGAGATTGCTCAAAGGTCAAGTTAAACAGCTTGTAATAGACAGCAAACTTAAAGCCCAACAGCTCCTCAAAGAAAAAGAACAGCAGGCTTTAATCAAAGCTCAAACAGCTACTGCATACGCTTCTGTAACAGCCACAGCAGAGGCTATTAAGGCTGCCAAAGCTCAATACTCAGATACCATTGACGGAGAGCCTGTAGGTGGTGTTCTAGGCGCACAAATGGCAGTAAACAAAATGCAGGTAGAGGCTTTTGACCGAGATGGCTTCTATAAACTTGCTAGTACCGTAAAAGACGGCTGGAACGCTAAGAAAACATCTGATATTGCTACTCTCTCTCCAAACGCCTTTACAGCATTTGGTGTTGATAGGGTTATTGCAGCGTATGCTCAGAAATTCAATATGCCTGAAAACACATTTGAATTACCTAACAACTATACTGATTACTTATCAGATGCTGAAATGGATGGTACAGCACCCACTCCAAGTACTTCAAACTCTACTGTTAAACCATAAGGAATACTCATGGCTATTGCTGGTATATCCGCCCATAAAACAACCATATACCATTCACAGCAGGTCAGCTTACTTAATGCAGGTTGGCTTGCTGACCCTGTTCAAACAGCAGCTATGTCTGGGGCAGTATCTAATTCTGACCCAGCTACTGCTGTTATGAATGCGGTACAAAATGGTATTGGTTCAAACTTTAGACAATATTATCCTTACGCTACTAGAAGATTTAAAAAGCGTAACTGTAATTACTCACTCTCTTATATTCAGAATACTGGTTCAGTAGAATTTGGTCTTAATCGTAAAAGATTAATATCATTACTCCCTGAATTAGAAGGTAAAGAATTTCGTATTGTTCAGGATACAGATACTTTTAGTTTATCTGGAGCTAAAACATTTCAAGATATGGATACTTTGTTTGGTTGGAATGATTTTACTGAAGCTAAACCAGACGGTACTAATATTGTTATTACTGGTGCATTTGAACCAGTAACATTCCTTGAAAGTACAGAACCTTTAAAAAATTCTTGGATAGTAGGTACAGAGTTATCTCAAAATCTTCCTGTACTTATTCTTGACCCAAGTATTAATGAAAGTGTAATTAAGTCCAGATACTATCTTTTAGCAAAAACTGAATATACTCCTGAACCATCAGCAGGTATTGTTTACTGGCTCAGTTCTAAAGGATTTGAACCAGAGAAAGTAGGTAAAAAGAAAAAGATTACTTATACAGAAACAGCTTTCAATTCCTCTGGCATTGACCCAAATAATCTTGAACCAGTAGAAACAAATAGAATTACAGACTGGGAAAATGATAATGAAATCTCAATGACCATTAATACTGATGTTTTACCAGATAATCCCAATACTGGGCGAGATTTAGAGAAAATTCCTATTGGACAACCAGTAGAGAATGTCAAAATATTTTATCGTCAATATTCTCTTTCATATTTAGACAAGAATAACAATTTAATTCATGTTACTTATGAATGGGAAGAAGAGGGTAAGATTGTTTATGACAGTGAGGGTTATGTATGGGCTACTGAAAAAGAAGAAAGTCATAATGGAGTAAGAGATTACTTTAAACGTATTAATGACAATATTACTTCCAAAGTATCTCTGAAAAAGAAATTCAAATTTTATCCTTATCTTCCAATTAAAGAGTATAATACTTCTGTATTGGATTTTAAAAATACATTTCCTTACCTTGCAGCTTTAAAGAAATTTAATGATAAATCCAAAGATAATGATACAGAAGATAGTCCTAAAACTCAAAGACAAGGAAAGAAAAAAGACCAGAAACATTCTAAAACTAAACCAGATAGGGTACTAGCTCGTAAAGCTAAATACGAACGTAAGATGAAAGTAAAAGGTTTAGCTGGTATTACTGAGAAAGATGAAAGACATCTAGTTCAAATGGGTAAATTACTGAATACTGATTACAAAGAGGTATGCAGTTCTCTTGCAATTAATGAGGATTATGACAAGATTTACTCAGCTAACATTATTCCAGCTATTGCTCTTGGTTCAAACTTTGATGAAGTTAATGATTACTGGTTTAAATTCATGGACAATGTTCTCAAAAATATTGACCCATTACATTTTCTAAAATTTGAAACTGCTGTAAATAATTTACCAAAAAATTGTACTTTTAAAGATGTTTTATCTCTTCCTAGAATTGAATTATCTTATGGGATTGAAAATGGACAATTTGGTGGATTTCTTAGTTTTGCTTACATTAAGAAATTTAAGATTACTGGTTCAATAAGAACAGTAAAAAGAAAACATAGATTAACTGAAGTTAAATCAGGTCTTCATTGTGAATTATGGAGAATACAGGGTAATGATTTAAAACGTTATTTAACTAATCCCAGTAAAGAACTTCAACAAAACATTTATCATACTTCCCAAGTATCAGGAAGACAATATAACTGTGGTACGGGCAATCTTCATGTAAATATTTCTGCTATTGAAAAACCTTATGAAGGTAAAGTTAATAAAGCTAGTGCTATGCCAATTAAACAAGACATTAATAAAGCAGAATTAATGTTTAGTGATTTTGGCTACACATTCTTTTGCAAAGATATTGGAAATAATGAACTTGAAGTAATTGCAGTAGCAGGTTTAATTGGAGGACAAACCCGTACAGGATATACTGCTCATGACCACGGTTCTATTTGGTTAGATGGAGATACTTTAGCTGCCAGAGCAAACCACGAATTGAGTATGTTCTGGGCAAGAAACTTCCAACGATACTCAATGAAAGTGAATGCAGAAAAGATTGACGTAAAAACTACTTTTACTGCTGGTTCAAGAAAAAGAAAACTGGAAACCAATGTTCAGTCTTTTTTTATTGTACCAATGGATTGGAGGACTGTTTCTAGGCTCTCAGGCACGTCTATAATGCGTTTATCTCAGAGAGGGGTTATTACCCTTACTTGGACGAAAGTTCGCGTTAGAAGGCTTCGTGGATGGGTTAAAACGGTACTTCAGATTATTGGTGTTATCATAGCGATTGTAGGCACAATTTATGGTGGATGGGGTAGTGCAGCAGGTGCTTCAATTATGGGTATTGCTAAAGCGATTGCTTATGCTGTAATAATCCAATTAGTGATTAAATATGGTTTACAATTATTAATTAAAGTATTTGGATTAAAAGGATTTCTTGCAATTATTATTGCAGTAATTGTTGCTGTTGTTGCTATGGCTGCATCTGGATATTTAAACATTTCTAGTTTACCTTATGCTAGTCAAACAGCTACAGCTTCAGTTGCAAGTAATGTAAGTACACAAATTGCTACTCAATCAGTATCTCAGTCTATGTTAAATACAGTTACTGAGTCTATAAAATCAGCAATTACTAATACTATTAAAGAATTTACTTCAATGGGATTAAAAGAAAGTTTGAAGTTTAGTGTTGAATTAGCTAGTAAAGCTGCGGATACTGCTACAGAGTATATTGGAAAAGAAACTCAAAAGATTGCTCAACAAATGGAACAGGCTTCTAAAGAGTATGACCAACACATGAGTGAATTACAAGAACTCCAAGAATTGAACCAGCAAAGAACAGCACCTTATGATGTTAAAGAAGTAATGTATGCTCTTATGAATAAAACTAAGTTATACCAACCTGATAATTTCCTTACACTTACTCTGATGTCTGATAATACATTAGCAAGTGAGGAATTTCTCTCAGGCTTTATTGAAAGTAAACTTAGTCTTGAACCAGAAATATTTGATAGTATTGGTTCACTTGATTTCTCTCTTAAAATGAAAGGCTAATATGACTGACTTTATTAGATATGGTACAGGTAATACATTCCAATTTAATGGTCTTGGTTATCGTGATGCTAACCTTAATACTCCATACTTTAGTGGAGTACAAGCATGGAAATCTGGCTCTCCAGCAGACCAGTTTCTATCTATCCCTAAACCACAACAATCAGTTAATCCTACTAATGGCATTAATTGGTTACAACCAGCATCTAGTACTGGAATTAATCCTATTACACAACCAACAGGTATTACTGGTTCAACTACTCCAGCTACAACACCAAGTACTTCAGTAACTCAGCCTATTACAGGCTCAGTAGCTACTTCTACTACTGGTTCAGTAACTCAACCAACATTACCTGCTGGATTAAGTTATCGTGGAAATGAGTTTAATCCTTTTGATATGCCTACCTTAGCTAGAACACAAATTAATGGTTTAGACAACTTTGATACCAGTAAATACACTACTAATCAAAGAAGTTGGTTAGGTAGAGAAACATCTACTATTGATGGTAATTCTATGTTCAATGATTTGATGGGTAATCCTGCTTTTGCTAAAGTTTATGGGGCTTATCCAACTCAAATACAAAATGGATTAAAACAAGGATTATCCTCAGGTGCTATTAGTGTTCAAATGGCTACACAAAATCCAGCTCAAGCTCTTTCAGTAGCTCAACAACTTGCGAACCAAACTGCTAATAGTAAATGGTCTATGCAAGATAAATTAGGTTTGGTTCAGTCTGGCATTGGTGCTATTACTTCCTTGGCTAATCTTTATATGGGATTTAAACAGCAAAAATTAGCTCAGAAACAATTAGAAGAAAACTTACGATTACAACGTGCTAATTATCGTAATCAGGCTCGTGCATTAAATGCTCAATACCGAGACCAAATGTCAGGACGTGGTTCTACTGTTATGTCTGGTTCAAGTAAACGTGCATTAGGTGAAATGTATAACAATCGTAAAGTATCGGAGACTTACTAATGTTAAATCCAATAGATTATGATAGTGCACAAGGAATGCTTCAAGTTGAACCAGTGTTCACTAACAAACCATATTACTTGGGTAATAATAGACGATTAAGAAATAAAATTAATCAAATAGAAAAGGAAAACCAATATCAGCCTATAGAATATGGTCAAGTGCAATCAGTTCCTAATGAGTTACAAGCAGGTAAATTTATTAGACCTGATAATTCTCCAATATCTTATCAAGATTTGAACCAGCAGAATATCTATTCTTCAGAATTAACTGCTGAATTAAGTGATGATGCTTTACAAATTTCTGAGGGATATAAAAACCGTGCAATCGGAAAAGTACCGATTATTCCTACAGTAGGTACTATTGATTATGGTTCAACTCCACAAACTAAACACGCTTATTCAGGAACTATTAGTACTGAAACAACAGTTAAGAATGGAAATGGTGGAAGATTTTATTTAGGGGATAGTATTGCTCATGGATATAAATCATCTGATAAAGGTAGTGGTATTACTAAAGTAGGAGCTACTCCAGCTCAAATCTTAGATAATATCAAAAAGAACCCAAATCAGTTTAAAGGACAAACTGTTTACTTATCTTCTGGTTTGTCAAATAATCCTAATGATATTGCTAGTGTAGATGAACAATTACAAGCATTATCATCTATGGGAGCTAATGTTAAATTAATTGGTGTATCAAATTCATTTAAAGGTTCTACTAAATTAGGTACTCAAATGAATGGTCAATTACAAGGATTAGCTCAAAAATATAATGTTGAGTTTTTAGGTGGATTTACTCCAGCAGATAAAGCTAAAGTACATCCTAAGTATGATTTGAAAAATATTGGATTGGGGAAATAAATGATTGATTATTTACAAGGATTGAAAGATATTCTTGGATTAAATCAAGAACAAATCCAAGAACAACAATATCAACCATCTTATACAGAACAATTAACTCAACAATCACAACAACCAGAACAGACTGTAACTAACTCATTATTGAGTTATTTAGGTTATTCAAACCCGAACCAACAAAATCAGGGAATACCTTATGCTCAAAATAACTCTCAGAATGACTCAGGATTTGATTTAAGCTCTCTCCTAGCTCGTAGTACCAGTCAAACTCCAATAGCCCCTCAGAGTGCAAATTTGGGGCAGCAAATGGCATTGGTGGATTATTCTTCTGGTTCAGGAAATCAAAAACCTCAGGCTGCCATTACAGACCGAAAAGATGTTCAGAACATGATTGTTCAGTCAGCTCAAAAATATGGCATTGACCCCAGTATTGCTCTTGCAATGGGACATATTGAAAGTAGGTTTAATCCTAGTGCTAAAGCTTCTGGTTCATCTGCTAAAGGGGTATATCAATTTGTTGATGGAACTGCAAAACAATATGGTATCTATGGTAAACAATTTGATGCTGCTGCTAATATTGATGCTGGTATGAGATTGTTCCGAGATAACCGAGCAGCGTTTATAAAACAATTTGGTAGAGAACCTACTGCTGGGGAAATTTATTTATACCATCAACAAGGTTCTGGTGGTGGAGCAGCATTATTAAGAAATCCAAATAAATTAGCTATAGATGTAATTGGTAAAGACAAAGTAATTAAAAATGGAGGTAAACCTAATATGACAGCAGCTCAATTTGCAAATATATGGATTTCTAAGGGAAATTCTTTACAACAAACTTATCGTAAACAGTTAGGATAATATTATGGCAACTAATGGAATTATGTGGAGAGATGAACAACCACTAACAGATAGTGCTGCTCGTTTAGCAATATCAGCTATGGGTAATGTGGCTAATGGTTTTCAAGCTCTTGGTGCTAATATTAATACAGGTCTTGATAGAGAAATTGCAAGACGTGATTTAATTGATGCTAAAAATAAAGCAGCAAATACTCAATTCTTAATTAATACTCTGAACCAAGCTGATAATTTAGAAGACAAACGTGCTTTAGTACAAGCTGGTTTTGGTAATATTGCAAATCTAAGAGGTCAATTGGGAGAATTTGATGAAAGAGCTATTAACTCAGAATTAGCTCTTTTAGACCAAGGGATTAATAATAGATTTCTATCCCAAGATAGTTTGAAATTATCTACTCCTGAGGGAAGACAAGCATTATTAGATTTGAATACAGCTATTGCAGAGAATAATCCTAAAGCTATTCGTAGTGCAATGCAGAATGAAAATCTACCATTATCATTGTTAGGTTCTGCTGCTAATGCTGCCAGTCAAACTGCTAGATTTAATACAGCAGAAGACCATTATAATCAAGAACAAGCATTCAAATTAAAAGAGTATGAAAATAATCAACAGAGTATTCGTATTAAAGAACAACAAAAACTTAATGATGATTTAGCTAGGATTATTGCTAATCATGGTACAGCAGAAGCTGCTATGGTTACTCGTTCTTTGGCTGTAATGCAAAAATATAATTACAACTCATTTAATGAAATTCAAGCAGGATTAAATTCAAGTAATCAAGCTGAACGTGATAGAGCTACAAATGCTTTTAATGAAATGGGTAAAGAATGGGAAACTGTTGGTCAGAAACAGCAATGGCAGAAGATTTTTAATCTTGGAGCTAAAGATTTTCGTGAAATGGGTATTCAATTACTTCAGAATAGATTTGCTTTTAATCCTGAAGCTAATAATCCTGCTGGTTCAGAACAACCAACGCAAACAACTAATCCTAATCTTACTGGTTCAAATTATGTTAATCCTACTACAGGACAACCAAGATTAATTTATACCCCTGAAGTAAGACAAGCAATTTCTCAGGCACAGCAATCACAAGGTACTGTACCTAGTTCTACTAGTTCAGTAAGACAAGCTCTTGTAGGACAAAATACAGACCCTATAGGAGGTTTAGTACAACGAACCAGTACAACAAATAGTCCTATGCAGAAACAAGCATCTGATGAGAATTTAGCTGGTATGCTCACTGCTGCTGGATTGGATAGTAAAACATTACAAAGTATTGGCATTAATCCTAATATGGTAAATAGTAAATCTGGTAGCTATACTTCAGGAGTACAAACTTATCAAAGTTTATCTCCACAACAACAAGCTAATATTCAACAAAAAGCTCATATGTTAGGTAATATTGAAAATGTTGTAATGGAGGAATTAGACCGTAGAATTAATCCTACTATCGGTGATGGTATTTCTCTTCCTATGCGTCAAATAATGAACCCTAAACTATCTGATGCTGAAAAGAATACAGCTAAACAGATGACTAAATATGCTTTAGGAAAAGATGAAGATACTGCTTTAGCTTACATCCGAAATAGCTTATTTCCGAATGAAAATAAAGGGATTGATAGTGTATTACCTGCTAGTACTGAATGGGCATTCTATGATAAAGCTGCTGCAAGTATTATTCAGGCTATTCGTAAAAATCCAGATAATCCTCATATTGCAGATATGGCTATTGGTTTGGTTAAAGCTATGAAGCCTAAAGACGGTGGTACTTATGCTAGATGGTTTTCTGATACTCCTGAAGCTGGTTCATTGATTGCTTCTTTGGAAACACTCTCTACTATGTCAAAAACAAAGTATGATGAGATTGGTGTTCAAATTAGACAAGCGCAAACAGCTTCTAAATTATCTCCAATTGACCGAGCTGCTTTGATTACTAATCCTAACGTTACTCCAGAGAATATGACTGAAGCTATTATGAATATCAATCCAGACTGGAATAGAATGATACGTCATAGTCAAGCTCAAAGACAAAAACCTCAAGGACGGACTAATAGAGAGAAACAACAAGAACAAAAACGACATCCTGTATTCCGAGGCAACCCTACCTTTGGGATTTATGGATAAATAAAAACAGAGCCATGTTACAATGGCTCTTATTTTTTACCCAACTGTTAGTAAAGGAACAAACATGGCTATTGGTGCTTTAGATTATTTGCGTAATCGTTTGATGAACCCTGATGCAGATAACTTAACTGAAACTGATGATTTAATGGCACAGAAAGCAGCATTGTCTGCTAACATCTCTACTGATGAAGCTAGACAAGCTCTTATTAATGATGCTGTTAAACGTAGAACTGCTCAAATTAATTATGCTCAACAATTAACTGATAATTTGAACCAGCAAAGTAAGGATATGGGATTACCTTACGCCCCTGAAAGTTCAGTTAATGTTCAAGCATTATCTCCTGAACAACGTTTGCAATCTTATATTAAAGGTTCAAATGCTGACTCAGAATTAGCTTTTGATTTGGAAAACCGTTCTGTTGATTATTTGGAAGCTAAATATGGTTCTACTGTTGCTAATTATGCAAGTCAATTAGCTACTCAAACTGCTGCTAATTTGTCTCGTGCTACTTCCATTCTTCCTGAAGAAGCTCGTACAGGTAATGTACTATCAGGGTTAGCTGGAGGTGCTGTTCGTGGTACTCGTAATATTATTGGTACTGTTGGTTCACTGGGTATTATGGCATTTAATGATGGAGAAGAAGAAGCAAATAAACTCCGTACATGGAATGAAGTACTTCAAGACCAGAATAGAGAAACTTCTGAATGGGCTGGTTCAACTTATGGCTTTGATGAAGCTAAGAATGAAACATACCGTGGTATTTCTGAACAAGTAAAACAAGAAGTATTCCAACGTATTGCTGCTCAAACGGAAGATGCTAAATCAGCTCGTAAACAAGCTACAGATATTGCTAACCAGTTTGACAGCAACATTAAAACCATCTCTAAAGAGGGTATGATTTTAGGTTTAGGAGAACAAGCCCCTCAAATTATTCTTGCAGTAATCTCTGGTGGTATTGGTGCTGGTATTACTGAAGCTGGTGCATTAGGTGTAAGTAAAGTAGTAGCTGAACAAGCTATTACGAAATTACTGCCTAAAATTGCTATGGCTGGTTCAATGATTGGTGTAGGTATTGAAGCTGGTTTACAAGATGGTATATCTGCTGCTTCTGATGCTACTATTGGTGTTTATGACTATTATAATCAAGCTAAACAAGAAGCTCTTAATGGGGATAACTCTAAACTTACTGAATTATTTAATTCAGAAGCTATGCAGAAACTTAAAGCTGCTAATCCTACTGCTACTGAAGATGAATTAATTGAATTAGCTGCTAACCAAGCTAAACATGAAGCTGGTTGGAAATCTGGTCTTTATACTGGAGCTTCTGCTAGTATTTTCTCTCCAGTATTGGGCGGTTTTTCTAGTAAATTATCTCAAGGTCTTTCTGCTAGAAATAAATTCTTAGCTCACATGAGTGCGCCTTTAGTTGAAGGTGGTACAGAATATGGAGAAGAACTTGTTAATATTAAAACTCCACGTTCAGCTATTAATCGTGCATTAGGTGTAGAAGCTGAAGATGTAGATGCTTATGCTCATAATGATGCTATGCAAGCTGCTCAAATAGGCGCATTAGCTGGTTCTGGTTCAAGTATTAGTTCTGTAGGTCATGCAGCTAAAGCTATTGGTACAGCAGCATTTAAACCTATTGCAAATAAAATTAATGAAGCTCATACCAAAGTAACTCAAGAAGCTAAGAACCAAGAAAAACAAGAATTGAACCAAGAACTAAAAGACTTGGGTGTAATTAGTGAAATTAATGCTATGGGTACTTCTGAGGGTACAAATCCAGATGGAACTACTGTACCTGCTATTGATGGCATATTACCTAATAAAAATATGAGTAACAGTAATTTTGGTCAAGCTCTTAAATCAGCAGTAGAAGCTCATTCTAATATTACTGGTTCGGTAGATTATGGCGAATACCTGCAATCTATGGCTCAAGAACGTTTAGATACTATTAAAGCAATTCAATCAGCAACTAAACAAGGTAAATCTCAAGAAGATATTAAACCTCTTACTGAAAAATTAGCTAATCTTGAAGCTCAACGTGAAAACTTACAAAAAGCATTAGAACAGGATATTAATGATGTCTATCCAAATGCAGAAAAGGCTTTTGTTTCGGTTGAAGAAGCAAAAGCTAAAGCAAGTGAAAAGATTGCAAATGTTAAAGAAGCATTTTCACAAGGTTTAATTTCTGAAGAACAAGCTAATACTCAAATTCAAGCTGCACAGGAAGAATACAAATCTGTTCGTGAACAATTTAAAGTTGATGATGCTGCATTCCAAGGAGTAATGCAATTAGCTAATAGCAAAATTTATGCAATGCTATCTGACGATGTAACTCAAGATGAATTGAACCAACCTGCTGAGAAATTATCTCTCAGTAGTTATGTTGGTTCTAAACCTACGTCTTTATCTGGTGTACTTTATTCCGCTAAGAAAATTGCTCAGTCTATTAAGACTTCTGGTTCAGAAAAAGATACTCAGGGAGCTATTCATGCTTGGCTAGATGGATTATCTCAATTTGGTAAAGAATTTACTGCTGAGAACTCTAAATCTTATTTAACTGAAATTAAGAACTCCACTAATGATTTGATTTCTGCTTTACAAGAAAAAGGTTATTCTAATAAAACCCTTAATGCTTTACATAAAGCTATTATTCAAAATACTGATAATTGGTCTGGTTCACAAGCTAAAACCTTTTTAAATAAATTCTTTGTATCAGATAAAACCAACAAAATGCCTAGCCTTATTTCCTTATTATCTGATGTTAATAATGAAACTAAAGGTAAACAGGTTAAGGCTTTGGCTCAACTTAAATATTTCCAATTATCTCAAAATCGTAAAGTACAGGCATTGAATGCTCTTAAAGACACTCCACTTAAAGATGATGGAAATACATTTACTCAACCAATTAAAGACATCATTACTGGGTACAATGAAAAAGGAAAACCTTTATATCTGACTAATCAATCTGGTAATCGGGCATCATTTAATACTCTTAGTGGTCTTAATAAATATATTGGTACTCTTAAAAATGAAACTAATATGTTTAACGCCATTATTGACAATGCTGTAAGTAAAAAAACCAAATCTGAGATTACTGGTTCAGACCAAAATTCTCAGTCCCAAACCCAATCTCAAACTCAAATTGTAAATACAGCCCCTGTAAGCTCTCAGGAGACTGGTTCAACTGTTTCTGGTACAAATCCTCAGACTGCATCTCAAACGCAATCTGAGAGCGTTTCTGCGCCTAAAAACAGTACTTCTGAAAAACAATCTGAACTAGAGAAAAAACCTGCTGAGGGTCGGTCTATGAAAGAGTTGGTTCAGGATTTGCGTAATATCAAAACTATGAATGATATAAATGCTTTATCTCATGAAGTAGAACAACATCAAGGTTTGAATAAAAAACAGTATGAGTACTTAACTAAGCAATTAGCCGATAAACAACACAGTATTAAACAACAAGAGAAAGCTGATACAAAATTAAACACTAAATCTGAACCAGTAAAAGAACAAACTATTGAACCAGAAAAACAAGATACTGTTAAAGAAACTGAAACTAATTCTGAACCAGAACAGGAACAGCAAGAAACAGAAGTGTTAGATGAAAATACTTCTGATATTGTTGTACCTGAACAAACTACAGAACAGAAATCAGTTACTAAAGAAATTCAATTAACTGTTCTTCAAGACTTGTTTAAAAACACTAAAGCTATGTCTGAACAAACTAAAGCTCAATTTGGTGTAAATGACAAAATTGTTCGTGATGGGTTATCTCAAAAAGCTATTGATGAGTTATCAGCTAAAGGGTTTAGTATTGATGAGAATTTAGTAGATACTCACACTACTCAATTACATGAGAATACTGGTTCAGTATTTGAGTTAGCTACTAAACTTAAAAATGATGGTTATACAGAAGAAAATGTTAAATCTTTTGTTCAAGCATTAAATCCTGAAATAACTGAAGATAAATTATCTGAATTATTAAATGAAGATAATAAAACTCAAACAAATCTCTTTGTAGAAACTTTTGTTGATACAATGAGAGATGTTATTCGTTACTTAAAACAAGGTAAAAATAGAACTCTTGAGGCTAATACTAAAGGACATTTAAATTCTGATATTGAAACGTTTAATGGTTTTTCTAATCTGGTTCAAGTAAATGAAAACAATGAAATTACATATCCTGAACCAGTAATAGTAGGTATGGCTAAAGCTGTGTTAGGTTTTAATATTGAGAACCTGAATAATGGCTATGGTAATGCTAAGCTATTAAGAGAGGAATTTAAAGATAAAGATATTAGCATTGTAGCTAAGAATGTTGTTCCTTTTGCTACAAGTTCTAGTACCAAACAAGGTAATAAGAAAGCGGTATATCAAAATGCTTTAAATGAAAATGGAGAGAAAACTTTTGCTACTGATGTAACATTACCAATTAATGATGCTTCTTTGTCTTTATTAGCAACTCCTATGTATTCTGCTATTGAAGATTTAGGTAGAGATATGTTATCTGGTATGAATTTAAAATTCAAACCAAATACTCCCTTAAATGTAACTACAGCATTACTTCAGTCATTCGGTACTGAAGTTATGGGTATGTTGAAAGCTAAACATTTGGTTGATGAGTATCGTGTTATTACTGACCAAGATACTGGTTCATTCCAAACTTATATTGGTGCTAGTTACAATAATACATTTACAACCCATTTTCCTAAAAATACTTTAAGAGCAATGCAAATGCTTGTACGCGCTCAACGTGGTAGTGCATTACAATCAGATGCTAATGTAACTAAAGTATTGGAGAATTTAAATAAAGCAAATGACCTTAATAAGGGTTGGATTGTTAATGCTCTTTCAACAGCTAGTATTGCTAAATCTGAAGCTGCTAAAACAGTATTCAATGATTATCGTAAACAAACTGGCTATACTGTAACTACCGATACTAAAGGAAATAAAGCTAATTTAGACCAAATTCGTGATAAATTAAAAATCAAACCTAATGCTTTAGTGAATGCTCTTCAAGCATTTAATAATGTACCGTACAAATTGGATAAAACATTTGGTAATTTGTTTAAATACAATCAAGAGTTTATTAAGAAAGCTGCTGGTTT